TTGCCAGACCTGAAAAGCTCTGAATTAGCGTCTGCGATAGCAAAGTCCGTGTTTGAGAACGCCGGCAGGCAGATAATTAACATGACTCCGAATAGCGCCTTGACGGTCTTTGAAACTGGCGAGATTGACGAGTGGCGCAATGAATAAAGTAGCCGCCATTGTTTCCGCGTATTACGCATCCATCTATATCAAGGGACGTGTTGATGATTTGTTATCCCAGTCCATTAACCCCTTGGTGGTGGTCGTTGCTCAGAGAAATTCGCTTGAAGCTCAAGCGGTTACTCAGTTGCATGGATCAAACCGACAGGTGCAATTGGTTTTGACCGAAGATATTCCAACTGTGTACGAGGCTTGGAATATTGGGATCAAAAGTTGCGAGAGTGAATACGTCACCAATGCCAACAGTGACGACCGTTTATACCCGGACGCTTTGAAGATCATGTCAAAGATGCTGGATAAAAACAAAGATCAAGCCTTGGTTTACACGGACGTGGATCGTGTCCGTTCAATTGGCGGCACACCTGAAGGACAGTTCGTGTGGGCGGAAGGCGGACTCGCTGAGTTATTGAATGGTTGCTTTATTGGACCCATGCCGATGTGGAGGCGAAGCGTTCATGCCAAGCATGGATACTTCAACCCTGAATACAAGAGCGCTGGTGATTATGAGTTCTGGATGCGTCTCGCGCATGGTGGAGAGAAGTTCAAACACATCCATTCGGTTCTTGGTGCCCACCTTGAGAGACCGGACGCGCTTGAGCATAGATCACCGGTCCGCACAGTATGGGAGATCGCGCGCGCTCGATCCCTGTATAGAGGAGCAGTATGAAAACAATACGCATGTTGAAGACTGAGCCAGTTCGTACCGACAAGGGTAATGTTTATTATCTGGCAGGAGAAGTTTATACAGACGTGACCGATGCCAACGCTTCGTCATTGATCGGTCGCAGTCTGGCGGTTGAAGTCGTTGTGAAAGAACAAGACCGTTCACACTTGGAGTCGTTGTCTTTGAAAGAGTTACGCGCTTTGGTTGCCCCGATGCACATTAAAGGGTACACGCTTTTGACTCGTGAAGGTTTGTTGGGCATCCTTGCCCCAGTTGACGAGCAAGTAGAGAGTTAATATGCCTACACCATCTTATTCCACCTACGGATCGGTCAAGTCGCTCATGCCGGATACGACATGGGGCACTACTTATGACGCGCTGTTTACAACACTCATTGGACGCGCAAGCCGTTTGGTGGATGGTTTATTGCATCGAGAACCCGGCGCGTTTGGTGTTTCTACTGCCAGTACCCGCTATTTCAAAGGCAATGGCAAAGACCAGTTATATATCGGAGAGTTGGCCGCAGTTCCCAGCGTGGTCGCAGTTGCTGAGACTGGCGTTGTGGATAATGCCAATAACACCGGCGGGACATATACGACATGGTCTGTGAGTGATTACATGGTCTGGCCGTATAACTCCGTTGCTGAGAAGCGTCCTATTTTGCGTCTGGACATTGACACGCTCAATGGAACAAAGACCTCGTGGTATGGCTATCCTAAAGCGGTAAAGATCACAGGTTACTTTGGTTTTGCTGTTTCATCTTCCATCCCGGACGAGATCGTACAGGCGGTCGAGATCCAGACCATTCGCTGGTTTAAGCGTGGTCAGCAGGCTTTTCAAGACGCCGGCGCGAAAACGGACCTTAATCAACTTCGCTACGTTAAGAAGTTAGATCCTGATATCGAAGGTATTTTGTCTGAAGGACGGTTCGCATGGGTACCGTAAGAGAAGCAATCGCGGTCGTTCAAACTCATGCGCTTACCGCGGGCGCTCGTGAAGCTCCGACAGACCCGCCGGAAGGTAATGCAGGGTTTCCATTCTCGATCTGCTACCCTGACAACGGCACGATCTTTGGTGAGTCGGCTGGCGCACGTAGAGACATCATAAATTTGGTGCTGGATTATCACTTGAGCCGTCAAAACCTCCCGCTTAATGTTCAAGCGGCGCTTACTTTTCTTGAGACCTTCCCCAGCTTGTTGGTTGGTGATCCTGACCTTGGCGGTAAGGTTGATACAATAATTTTGGATACTGGGATCAGTTTTAATTTTGGCAAGATGGAGTATGGTAGCGTTCAGACCATCGGGTTCAGGTTTACGATCCCGATCAAGATAAGGAGAGTTGTATGATTTACTTAAAATATGTCGGCAATGGCGCATCCCTTCCGGATGTGCCTGCAAGAGATTTGACCGTGGAAGAAGCAGGAAAGTATAGTGAGAAGTTCCTGTTATTGTCTGGTTTATATGTGTCTGTAAAACCCGCCCCGACTCAGAACAAGATGGCTCCGGGTCCAAAATTGAACAAGTCGGATTATGAGACCGACAAGGAGTAAAGCATGAGTGGTATTCGCGCACTTCGCAAGATCCAGATGGGGCAGGAAACTACTGCCGGCACAATCGTAGCCACGTCCACCATTTGGCGTGGAATCGGGACCATCGAGGACGGATTAGAAACAGTCTTCCCAGCCGAAGACATTGGTTATCTGTCCGGTGTTGATCGTTCCTATATTCCAAAACTGGCCGCAAAGTTGGCAATGGAATCGGTGGAAGCCACGTTCGAGCAGGTTCCACACGTCCTCTCCGCTGGTATCAAGAATGCCAGTGGTTCACAGGATGGTTCAGGGAGTGGTTATATCCGCACGTACACATTCCCCACCACGACCCCGAACACGCTTAAGACGTACACCCTCCAAGGCGGTGATAATCAGCAAGCCGAAGTAATGGAGTATTGTTTCGTTGAGAAGTTCACACTCGAAGGCAAGTCCGGCGAGTCGTGGATGATCAGCGCGGACTGGATCGGTCGTCAGGTTGCAACAACGACATTCACTTCATCGGTTGCCCTTCCGTCCGTGGAAGAAATGCTGTTTGGGAAGACCAAGATTTACATTGACGCTGTCAGTGGTAACTTTGGTACAACGCAGAAGACAATGACCCTGCTGGCCGCAAAGATCGACGTGACCACTGGCTGGATCGCCAAGTTTACGGCGGATGGGAGTCTTTACTTCTCATTCATTCAGAGCACCATGCCCGAAGTTGTGATGGATCTGACTTTCGAGCACGACGCTACTTCAGTGGCAGAGATCGCCGCGTGGAGAGCTGGCACACCGCGCTTGATCCGTCTGTTAGCGCAAGGTACTACCTTCACTACCGCCGGGTCCACTTACTCGGTCAAGACCATGATTATTGATCTGGCTGGTAAATGGGAAACGATTTCCGCGTTGGACGATCAGGATGGTAACGGTATCCGTGTCGGAACCTTCCGCGCGCGCTACGACCCCACAAAAGCCGAGATGGGTAAGATCATCATGGTCAACGCTTTGTCTGCTTTGCCGTAGGTTTATTATGGCAAAAATTCATTTCCACGTTGCAGATGATGTGCTCAAGAGCTTGACTTGGGAAGACTACGAAGCGCTTGAAATGGCTCAAGAAGGTGATATGAAGTTGCATAAACTTCGCCCCCTGCTTGCGCGGTTTCTGGTTGACGATAACCTTGTCCCACTTGCCCAGCCTGCGGCAATGAAGTTGATTGCCAAGGTTTCCATGGATCAAGTGCCGGAGATTATCAAGTCCTTTATAACCGCCTTGAAAGATAAAGCGGTCCCAAAAGAGAGCGGACTCTTATCGCAATCGGAATCAGTACCGGCGGAAGAGTCCCAAGCTGGTGCACCACCCTAGCGCAAGCGTCTGACTGGGGTTGCCCTCCGTGGGTAGTTACTGGTGAGCAGTTGACCGGATGGCGCAGAATGGTCTGGCGCTTTCGTCAATCTGTTGTGTCGGAGCAGGTCGCAAACCATCATAAGAAGCTGGCAGAAAAAGCCGCCCTGAGAAAAGTCAGAAGATAAAATGGCAGACGAGAAATTAGAAGTTGTAATCACCGCTGATGATAGAGCCTCCGGAGTCTTCGGGGGCTTAAGTGGTGTATTGGGCGGTCTCGGTTCAATGATCCTTGGTGGACTTGCCGCCGCCGCCGCGGCCGCTGGTGCGGCTATGTATGGTCTCGGGACAATTCTCAAAGACTCTGTGGGGGAAGCGATGGAGTCACAGAACGCAATTGCCCAGTTGGAAGCGGTACTCAAGTCCACTGGTGGAGAAGCCGGCGTCACGAAAGACGCGGTCTTAGAGCTTGCCAGTTCATTACAAAAAGTTACCCGTTATTCAGACGAGCAGATCATCAGTGGTGAAAATCTGCTTTTGACCTTTACGAATATTGGGAAAGATATTTTTCCAGACGCTACTCAGGCAATGCTGGATATGTCCACCGCTTTGGGTCAGGATCTGTCTTCGAGCGCCATTCAACTCGGCAAAGCGTTGCAAGACCCGATCCTTGGTGTTACCGCGTTGCGCAGGGTCGGTGTAAATTTCTCAGATGCCCAGCGTGACATGATCAAGTCCATGGTGGAAGCCGGCGACATCATGGGAGCGCAAAAGTTCATCCTTGCTGAATTAACCAAAGAGTTCGGCGGTTCGGCAGTTGCGGCCGGGCAGACGTTTGCCGGCGCAATGGATATTCTCAAGAACCGTTTCAGCGAGGTCAAAGAAGAGTTGGGGATGAAGTTGATCCCGGTCATTACCAAGTTGATGAATGAGGTCATTGTCCCGTTGATCCCATACATCGAAGAGGCCGCTACCGCATTTGGTGATTTCCTTGTCCGGCTGTCAGAGTCGGATGAGTTCAAAGAGTTCATTGAGTTCGTCAGTGACGGTCTCAAGGGAATTATCCAGTTGTTTGAAGATATATCGAGCGGTCAGATCAGCATGCCTGCCATGCCTGACTTTACCGAGTTTGCAAACTTCCAACTCCCCGAGCTTCAGTGGAATATCGCCCCGATACCACTTCCAAACTTCAGTGAAGCCATTGATCCGATCCTTAATTTGCCGGAAGGTATCCCGGCTTTCTTTGATAACCTTGCTTTATGGTGGGAAGAGCATGGTCCTGTCATTAAACAGCAAGCCGAAGAATTGTGGGACGGATTTATGGTCGCCACAGACGACACAAGCTCCATTGTCAGCAAGTTTATAGACGACTCTCTTGTAAAAGTTACTGAATGGCTTAATGAAAACGGTCCACTGATCGAGGAATTTGGTCAGTTGGTTGTTGATGTTTTTACCAGAACCGTCCTACCCTCCATTACAGTTTTTACCGACAACTTTTTCACCATGCTTACTGATGTTATGGATCTGCTTTTAGACCTTGGCACACTGGTCATGCAGGTCGCTACTGGTGACTGGGCGGGCGCGTGGGAGTCTATGAAATTAGTTGCAGTTGACGCCTTGACCATTGTCGGTGACTTCTTTATGGCTTTCCTTAATCATCTTGCGTCGTTCCTTGGCACTACGATGGATGAAGTTGTATCCCAGTGGACTTACAATCTTGATCAAATGGCACAAGTAAATTTTCTTACGTTTACAGGCATCCTTGGAGTTATATTAGAAAATATTGACGGCATTAAGGGTGCGTTTATGGACCTGTCCGAGTGGGTCGGGACGGAGTTCACCGCTATCTTTGAAGCGGTGGCAGAAAAGATGGATTCTTTCAGGAATCTGCTTTCTGAGCCACTCGATCTTGGTATCTTTGAGGAGATCCGTGGAGTCTTTGATCGCATTGAAGGCGCGATCAGTTCCGTTATCGATTCGATCTGGAGTCTTGGTGACGCGTTTGTTTCGTTGGTCATTCCTGACTGGTTGACCCCCGGCTCCCCTACCCCGTTTGAGATCGGGTTGATCGGCGTCCAGAAGGCTCTACAAGGCGTAAATTCGGTACCCTTCCCCACCTTCCCCGAAAGTAGTCCACTAAGCGCCTCTCCGTCGTCTGGTATATCAACGGCTGGCAGTTTTGGCGCTGGTCGCGCCCCCATTACCCTCAATTTCACCTATGCCCCGGCGGTATCTCTTGGTAGTGAGCGTGAGATGCGTGACCGCATTGCGCCGGTCATGGTGGATCTGTTGCGTGAAGCGCAAAACAACGGGATCATCTAATGACGAATAGTAGGTACGGTTTAGCATTGTATGGAAGTCCGCTTTTATACGGTTCCGGCTCCGCTACTGGTTTGCTGGCTTGGGGCGTACAGGTGGATTGGAATAATGACGGTGTATTTGACGGCTCCAATGAGACTCTACGCATGGTGCAATTTACATCATCACGCGGTCGTAAGAAGATGATCAAAAAGTACGGTTCTGGTTTTGAGATCATCCCGCCCGGTCATTTTATTATCACCCTCAAAAACGATGATGGACGATACGACAAATTCAACACGTCGTCGCCGTTATACCCATACATCCAGAGTGGTGTGGATGTCAAAGTTGAAGTCACCGATCAGGCAACTCTGGTTAAGTACAGTGTTGTTTATGGAATTATTGAAGATATAGTCCCCAGTTATTACAAGAACGAGCGGACAGTCAAGATTTACTGCGTAGACACGTCTTCCTATCTTACAAAAAGTTCAGCCCGAGTCCCGGTTCAAACTGACATAGCCCCCGAAGACGCGATGGATCTGGTTTTGGATTACATGAATTGGCCGACACGCTGGGGCAGGTCGCTGGGCGCCACGGCAGATGTGATCCCGTATTATTGGTCTAACAGCAAGAAGCAGGCTTTGACCGATCTACAAGAAATATCTGAGGCGCATCTTGGATATTTCTTTATTGACAATACAGGTCGAGCCAAGTATGTTCCCCGGACAGACTCTTCTGCTTCTGTGGTTGACTTTGAGCAAGCCAGCATCCTGAGAGATATTGGTAATGACACCCTGTACGATAACTATAGAAACATTTTGCGAATCAAAGTCCATCCGCGTTCGTTGTCGGCTTTGACTGCGGTTTATGAAACACTTGGAAACAAGCCATATCTTAATGCTGGTGAGACCGAAGAGATATGGGGCGACTATACTTATAACTCCGTATTAGTCCCGGCGATCAATCTCGTCACACCTGTTGCGACCACAGACTACACGGCTAACACAGTCGAGGATGGTTCTGGCGTGAATAAGACTGCCAATATCTCAGTCACGTTTACGAATTTTGGTGATACTTGTAAATTTGTGGTCACGAATAATGATGCTGGATCGGTTTATATTACGAAGTTACAAGTGCGCGGATATGCTTTATTTGAACAAAACTCGTCCGATATCACGTATCCGCAGGATGTTTCCCTCGTAACCAATCCACGTGAATTGACTTTGGATCTGGTCAAAATGCAGGACGTAAACAGCGCCAGAGGGTATGCCAATGCCTTTGGTTTGTTTTTGTCTACAGCTAATCCTACCCCGACGATCATCGTGGAAGCCAGACCAGATATCCAATTCGTGCCCGATCTGTTTGACACAACCACTTTAACTATTCTTGCGCTTGGGATCAACGGTGAGTCTTTTAGGGTTTCCGGCATCGAGCATGAAACACTGGACGAGAATTGTCAGGCGGTTCGGACTACTTTTTATCTTGAGCCGTATATCGCCGGCACAGACTTCTGGACATGGCCCTCGACCGACTTTGGCGTAGATACGATCTTTGGATGGTGATATGGAATCTCTTAATTACATTGTGACAGCCAGACACTACGCCCAGCAAATGGGTTGTAGTTCAACGCTTGAGCGCATTATGAAAATGCGCGAAATGGTTCAAGCCAAGAAGCGCACAGTCCTTCCTATGCAGGTTAACAAGTATGCGGTTGATCCTGTCCTTGGTTTTATCGAGAATGGTCAATGGATCGGTCGTTGTGAATGTGGTGGTTGTGAGTTTGTGGACCCGGACGAGCCGGTGTTTTATTGTTTCAGTTGTTGTAACCGTGGTTATAACCACATGCTGAGACGCGTCAAGTTCCCTGATGTTTCAACCCGCATGGAGATCGAGCGTTTATTGCTTTTGCGCCCAGTGGATGATATGCGTGGACAGACAGACCTTGAAAGAGCCGGTCTTGCGCGCGCGTTGATCTTGGTTCAAGTGGATGAAAAAACGGTACTCCCCCTGACCCGCTCATGGAATCCAGATGAAAGTCTGGAAGTCTTGCGCTCCCAGCAGGACGACGCCATAAACAAGTGGAGTCAAAAGGTTGGTGGATAATGAGCTTCACAACCATCCCTTCAGTTGTCACTGGACAAACGTACACAGCCGCTAATTACAACACGTATATAAAAGACAACCTCAATACTCTGTGGGTCTACACGACCGCAGGTGACATCGCGTATGCAACGTCAGCAACCGTTTTGGCGCGTCTGGCTCTTGTGCAAGGCGGTATCTTGATCGGCGGGGCAAGCGCTCCGGAATGGCTGGCAATTGGGTCCACCGGTCAATACCTTGGAGTTACCGCTGGCGCTCCGGCGTGGAAGAGCGACGGAGTCCCCGGAGTTTTTACCGCCGCCGGCGATCTTGTGTACGGAACCGGTGTAGGCACAGCCGCTGTTTTGACTAAACCAAGCGCCACAAAATCATTGCAAATGACTTCTGGTGGAGTTCCTTCGTGGAGAACACTGACACAGTTTGTTGAGACAAATGTTGTAGCAGAGGCTACAGACGTAGATACGGCAAGTGGCGTCACTTATTTCCCGGTCCCCAGTATTTTTAACGGTTACGTTTTAATTAGAGCTATCGCCTTTGTGGCAACGGCCGGCGTCACTAATCCGACCACAATTCAAGTGAGAAACTTAACAAAGTATCCCAGTAATGACGCCCTATCCACAGCTATTAGTATTGCGTCTGGTGACACAGTAGCCACCGTGGGTACAGTGGACGCGTCTTATGACGATGTTGCTACGAATGATCAGATAAAGATTTATGTAACAGCCCAGTCCACAACAAAACCGAAAGGCTTGTGGGTAGTCTTGGAGTACGAGAAACCATAAAATGTCGTTTACTATCGTTCCATCAGTCGTCACTGGACAGCAATACACAGCGTCAGAGCATAATACCTATGCGCGTAATTCTCTGTTGTCTCTGTGGGTCTACACAACCGTTGGTGATCTTGTTTACGCTTCTGATTCGACTAATATTGCACGTTTGGCAAATGTCGCAAATAACATTTTGATTGGTGGAGCAAGCGCGCCGCAATGGCTGGCAGTTGGGTCCGCAGGTCAATACGTCGGAGTTACCGCCGGCGCTCCCGCATGGAAGAGTGATGGAGTCCCCGGAATATTTACAACCGTTGGTGATCTTGTCTATGGCAGTAGTGCAGGCGCGGCTAGTCGATTGGCAAAACCTAGCTCATTAAATTTTCTTTCAGAGGCTTCAAACGGGACTCCGGCGTGGAGGGCGCTGAAAATATCGGCTCTTATTCAAGTCGTTGCTCCCACAACTGACGTTTCAATGGACTCAAGCGCGCGTTTTTACGTTCCTTCAATTTGTAATGGTTCTAATGTTTCAGCGTCCGGATGGGTTGTGACTGCCGGGGTTGGATATCCGAATAATGTACAGATTCATAATTTAACAAAGTATCCAAACAATACCTTGTTTCCTCCCGGTAGTGGAATTGAGATAGGCAGTGGACAAACGAAGCAGACTACGTTCTATTCAGTGGATTCGAGTTATGATGATGTGTCCACGAATGACGTAATTGATATTTACATGGTGTCCCTTAGTAACACTACCGCCCCGAAAGGTTTGTGGGTTGAGTTAGTGTTTACACTTGTGTAAGGAGAAAAAATGGCTATTGATGATAGTTACACCAAAGCGCTTTTACATTTTGATGGTGCAGACCTTTCGACAACTATAACGGACGAGTCCGGTAAAACATGGTCTAGGTTCAACAATGCCAAACTGACCACCAGTTACGTTGTCTTCGGCACGGCTGGTTTAAGACTTCCAACTTTTCCCGGTGATGATTATATAGACACGGCTGATCATGACGATTGGCATTTTGGTTCTGGCGACTTCACCATAGACTTTTGGACTTACAGGTTTGTGGACGGTACTGACCCCTTCTGGATTTGCGGTCAACTCGGCTCTGTTCGTTTAACTGCTTCTGGTTCGTTTGCTATTCAGAAAATGCCCGATAACACAGTCAGATGCGCTTTTTATATTTCCGGTGGTACTGGTTGGAGAACAATCACATCAACTTCCACAATAGGTGGCGGGGCTTGGAAACACATAGCGATGGTTAAATACGGCGATACGATTACTTTGTACATCAATGGTGGATCTGAAGGATCATATACAGAGTCTGGAATGACTTTACCGAATGATACAAATAGATTGTTTATAGGAAAAGGGGACAGTTACGTGCCGGGCGTGTCCTCTAATTATTACCCCGGTGCCATTGATGAGTTTAGAATTTCTAAAGGCATAGCCCGATGGACGACCACGTTTACACCCTCTCGTTATTCGTATTTGCCAAAGTCCGCAGTTGCTTCAACTTATGCCGGAAATATACACGGAAACGGTGATTTAGTATGAAAATTCTTAATGCACGTGACGCGGCAAAAGCTACCGGATATTCCGACGCAACCACCAGCAAGTGGCTTGTAGCTCATTCGCAAAATCTTTTCAATTCCAAACTGGTTCGTTTTCAATGCACAGGCGAATTGAGCAAGAAGTATTCAGTCTATGCCAGAGTCGACGCCGGTAGATGGTTGGCAGATTGTCCCATTTGCTCAAGGTCTAATTATGTGGACCCGGACGAGCCTGTCTTTTATTGTTTCGGGTGTGGCAATCAAGGAAGTGGGAAGTTTGTGCCAGTAATCTTCCCTGAAGAGCGGGAAGAAATAGAATCCCTGCTTCTTGCGCGCGCGGTCACGATTGAAGAGACCGACGACAACCTGATCAGTCAGGCGATCAATGCAGTCCCTGTCATTGCTGGTCACGGTCGAGACTGGAATAACGAAATGTCCGTGGACGACCTTAAGCAAGCCAATAAAGAAAAGAAGGTGAAATAATGGCTGATTATCCTGCCGCGATTACAAGTTTTGCTACACTGGTGGATTATGTGGACTTTGTTCTCGCGTCCCACCAAAACACACGCGCCGGCGAGATCGTTGCGATTGAGACCGCACTCGGCACCAATCCGCAGGGGAACGCGGCCAGCCTCAAAGCAAGGATCGCTCATTCGATTGACGATGATGGCTATCTGAACTTTGACGACGCCACAGAGTTGACCATTGCCAGCGACGCGATCACGATCACCCAAAACGCGCATAAGTTACAGCCAGAGTCCAGCACCGCCGACGATCTGGCGACGATCAGCGGAACGGCCGCTGGTGACTTTGGTGTTTTATACGTTTCCGACTTTGGCACAGACACGATCACATTCAAGCACAATACAGGCAATATCCTGTGTATCGGTGGCAATGACATAGCTCTGAGTTATGGGGCGGTCGCATGGTATTCAAACGGGACAAAGGTGTTTGTTGTTGGAAACAGTCCTCAAACTATTACAACCCTTTTGAGCACCGCTCTGCCTGAGAATGTTTCCATTATTTTAGATGCCGCATTGTCGGCAGATGGGAAGTATTCTGGAATAACAGAAGCTGGCACCGCCGGCGCAACCTTGGCATTTGGCGATCTGGTTTATCTGGCAGTTGCCGACTCCCGCTGGGAATTGGTTGACGCAGACGCCGCGGCCACCGCCTTCGGGAAAATAGGTATCTGTGTTCTTGCGGCCGCTGGTGACGGAAGCGCCACATTAATTCTTTTATACGGCAAAGTCCGGGCAGATGCGGTATTCCCTGCGCTCACGATAGGAGCCCCGGTGTATGCAGGCACAACCGCCGGAGATATTGTTACCACCGCCCCCAGTGGGTCCGCTGACATTGTCCGAATTGTTGGCTATGGAAACACGGCGGATGAATTGTTTTTCTGTCCTTCCGTGAATTATCTTGAGCTTACTTAATGACAATCACCAACTCGTCGCTTACCAGTAGTTATGACAATGTGGACCGCACGTCATATACCACCGCGTCTGTTTCACCGACGGCAAATAGGTTGTTATTACTGGCTGTTTATACACGTATTGGAGCAAGCGCTGTAGCCCCCACCAGCGTAACAGGCAACGGTTTGACATGGGTGAAAGTTAATGACGTGGGTTCTACCACCGCGAACCTTTCAGTTTGGAGAGCTTTAGGAGCCACCCCGTCGGCTGGCACTATTGTTATAGACTTCAACGGTGTTACACAGACCGGTTGTGCTTGGGAGTTGAGTCAGTTTACGAACATGAATGTAACCGGCACGAATGGAAGCGCTTCTATTGTTCAAAGCGTGGCTACTTCTTTTGGTGCCGCAACCAGCGCCTCGGTTGCTCTCGCCGCGTTTGGAAATGCGAATAACGCCACTTATGGAGCGTTCGGCAAAGCCACGAATGAAGCGATCACAAACGGGTCAGGATTTACAACCATCGCAAATCCGTTTGGGGCCACCCCGGTAGCGTCCATGCTTACAGAGTTCAGATCTGATAATGATACGGGTGTAGACGCTTCTTGGGTTACGTCTGTTGCCAGTTTGGGAATTGGCATTGAGATCAAGTCGGTTGTTATCTCGAAAATTGACGGTCAATTGACTTCTGCGATCTCAAAAATTAATGGTCAAGCAATTGCCAGTATCAGCAAGGTTGATGGAGTGGCAGTATAATAATGTTTATCACACCTGTGATCAGGTGTAAAAGGAGAATAATATGGCTACAGCAGTAAAAATTCTGGAAGTAAAGCAGGATCGCATTTTCGGTCTCGTGAAAGATAATCAGTGTCAGATTGTCTGGACCGGCTTCGACGCGCTGGATCTGGCTAAGAAAGCGGATCTAAAAAACCTGTTATCCGCCGTCATTACTATCGCTGACTTCATCCAAAAGGAAAGCGGTGAGCGCTGGAAGGCTAAGCACAATCTTGTCCTCCCATATATGTGGAAATATATGACCAAGTACAACTTTGGTTTTAGCCTCTATAACGGGTATTACTCCGTTCCTTATTTCATGATCGTTTCTGATCGTGAAACCCAGCCAATGGTTAAGCTCGGACTGTTTGAAGCTCTCTTGAAAGAGTTGACCAAGTAGCCTATGTTTACCGGTAGCCGTGTTCCGATTGTGGATTATCTTTTAGACCCGCTTTTCATAGCGCTGGTGCTTTACATTGCCGCGTTCATCAAAGTCTACAAGAAGCAATATGAGCACGGTCTCACTCGTTTTATCGGCGGACTCTGGTTTACTTATGTCTGGTTCAACCCGCATGTGGATACGATCACGCTTAGAGTTATGGGTCGTTGGTTATTTGCCCTGCCGTTCTTTACCGAGATACTGTCCATAATATTCAGGACCATCCCGCACAACAGGCAGAGTAAATATGACAAATGAGCAGATGATCTTTATCGGAACACTCTTGACCATTCTGGCAACGTACCTTACCAATCGCGCCAGTGGTCTTAATCAGACGATCAATACCCTGTCCGAAACCATTGTCACTCTGCGTGGAGAGATAAACGCAGAAAGGACTGCGCGTCAGGATGCCGAAGAAGAGTACCAAAAAAAACTCCGAGAAATGTCCAATAAATTTGAAGACGAGCGCAATCGCTACCGGCGCTATATTACCCAGCTGATCAAGCAGTTGAATGACAATAAAATCGTCCCCTATGAGTGGGACGTAGATTAATATAAGGAGAAATAAAATGAAATCACGTACCAGAATGTTTGTGTTTTTGTCCGTAATTGTGCTCGCTTTGCTGGCTGTTACCCCTGCACTTGCCTTTCAGGGTGAGACTCAGCCTCCGACCATCGAACAGTTCCCATTACTGGAGCAGTTGCTGGTGGCTGGGATCGGTTTTGTTGTTGCCCTTGGGATCAAGTCCATTGCTCTTGAGTTCGGGATTGACTTGAAGGATAAAGCCATGTCCCTGACCGGCACGCTTTCCATTGCCGCGATTGCCTTTGTTAATCAACTATTGGCGAAAGTCCCGCCCGAGTATTATGGTGTAACGGTCTCTGTGCTGGGTTTGCTTGTCTCGATCCTGATGGCTTTCGGCTTTGCCGGGTTGGTCAAGAAACTTCAGAAAAGAGTGTAAAAACGAAAAGAGCCGGATCTGGCAGATCCGGCTCTTTTAACTTGGACAATGTAGACAGGTACTACTCTCGCCTCGCTGTCTAGTGTCAACTTAATTATAGCGTGTTTTGGGTGAATTATCAGGCTCATTCCGTGAACACTCCGGAGTATTCAGGTAGCCTTCGGAGCACTTAAACTACTCTATACTATATTAAACTTCTTTTAACTCATTAACCGTGTTGATCTAAAATTCGGTATTGACAGTTGATTTGATCCGTTGTATATTAAGCGTGGCGGTGTTGGGTGCCCCCCTCACCCTACCCCGCCATTTTCCTCGATACCCTATTTTTTTTGATAGAAATGCCCGAGCCTCGCATAGCTTGGGCATTTCGCTTTTAAGTTGTTTCCTGATCTAGTTGTAGTTGAAGTAGGCGGTCAGTGTAGACCCCGAATCAACCAGACATACAGTTACCCGACTCTTGCTGGTAAAGCCGTGGTGAAAAGCACCGAATTAAAAAAGCATGTAGGCAAATGAAGGCATTGAAACTGTCATAGTTGCCATATCACCAATCCCGACGTAGCCCGTACACGCAGTAGGTCCCTGTCTGGCAATGAAACGAAAACCAAAGCACGAACCTTGCAGTTACCTTAAAGAACCCTGAACCCCTTGACTTTGGTATACACACCTGATAAAATCCCACTATCAAATCAAATAGGAGCAGATCATGAACGAAGAAATTGTTCAAGCAATTATGGCTACCGTAAGAGAGTCAACCAAAGACTCCGGCTTAACCGACGCCGCGCTTGAGAAAGTTGAAGCCGGTGTAAGGTCCTATGTTTCAGTTCGTTGTTTTTCCATTTTGGAAGATTGGGACGTTCTGGATCGCGCATCTTCTCTCGGCATCCCTATGAGCAGAAAAGAAGCCCTGTCTATACTGGGATACATCGAAGAAAAGCAGGATTTTAATCGCGGCATTACGTTCGAGGAATTGGAGTCGAAGATCGAAGACTGGTACGACAAACAGGCGTGGATGCACAAGACTATTTCAGAGTTGAGAGAGTACGAAACAGCCACGTACATCATGCGCGCCGGAAGCGAAGACGAAGGCGAGTACCGGGTTCTATTCGATGTCATGCTTGACTTCGCGGCTTTCCAAGCCAGTGAATGGTTTGCGAATTTTGGAAACACGGTCACAGTAGTTTGTGTCCCGTATGGCGAACACCAAGACCTTGATCTAGACACCGAGTTCAAATCTAAAATGGGGCGTGAATGGATCACCCAGCTATTCAAAGATAGCAAGGAAATATTCGAGTTCAAGGAAAATCCATCATGAATCCGGCTATTCTGGTTTGTATTCCGTCCTGTATATTTCTCGTAGTTGTTATTACGATCTTGGCTATGTTGGCAGAGATCAAGGAGCATTAGTATGGAAAGTAGTTTTGTCCAAGGTGTCCCGCGTGGTTGTGGAAATCGCAAGCAAGGCGGTGTGTATGCGGAGTGTGGAAGTTCAAGAGAGGGTAAGCCTGTTGAGAGTTTCCTGCTTTGCCCTCCGATCCCGGTTGATCCAAAAGAGTTTGGAATTACCGCAGTCGGCGTCAAGTTGATCGAGGGTATGGTTTGGGACTGGGTCGGCTCCCAGTATTACCAGAACGTCACAGACTTCATCGAAGAAGTCCGCAGGTTTGGCATGAGCCGACGTTTGCCAAAGACGTTTGATTTTCAGTCCCTGATCCCCACGTCAAGAATGTTCCTGCTTCACTCTCGCGCACATATCGAGAACCCTACCCCATATCATTCCAGTCGTTTGGGCGGTAAGGTGTTTGATATGAAGTGGGATTGGTGCCCTACAGGTCGCCACGATCACACCGAGAAGGGTATGTGTGCCGGTTTGTGGTGGGAAGATATTGTGAAGGATGGTCTCACGCTCAATGACGATCAAGAGCGCGTCGGTGTGGTTGACATGCCGGCATTCAGTTATCTGGCGGCTGAGACCCCGATAGAGAATGCAGAGCACACTCTGGCAATCTTCGCATCCTTCCCCATTCAACGTCTGGCGGTTATCCGCGCAGAAGACGGATCTCACAACGAGACGGCTGATCGAGCGTCAGCGTCCGCTATTCCAGTCGAGGTGGTAGATGAGTAAGACAAAACAGTTACCCAGCTTGTTTCCCGATGTAGTCCCAGTAGATACCGCGCTGGATGTCGAAGTGGATTTGATCTACGTAAATGATTACGTTGTTGATCCCACACCTGAATTTATTGAAAGCGTCCGGCGCTTCGGTATCATTCAGCCGGTATTGCTGGTGCGTGATGGTGGCAAAGCCTTTAAGGTTCTGGCTGGGCGTCGCAGAGTCTTATCCGCCAAAGCGCTCGGTATGGTCACGATCAAAGCGATTGTCCGCGAAGGTCTGTCTTACGCAGATGCGCGCGCAAGCGCCTTGACCATCGAAGCGCAGAAGCAGTTCAATGAAAACCCGGTCGCAGAATTACGGGCGATCCAGTCCCTGATAAAAGACGGCTATCAAAAAGAAGAGATCATGTCAGCGCTGGGATTGTCCAGTGAGCGTATTGATAAGCTCTTGAAACTTGGCTCATTGCCGGAAGACATGCTGGACGCGGTCCAGAGTCGGAAGTTGGGCGGCTCTCGCTCAACACAATCACGAAAGGAAAATAATCATGTTGTATTTCATCAAAGGCGATAGCCCCGCAAATTGGGGAGCAATGAAATTGAAGTTGACCAAAGGCGCGTCACCATCTGCCGTCATTGCTGGCATGGAAAAAGACGGTTGGAAATGCGTCACAGTTTCCGCGTTCAATGCGTGGCGTAAGCAGAACAGCCGCCCAACATTGCATGCACCCGACGCCGCTAATGCTGCGGATGAATTGGCATTATTCTAAAAATCGCGGCGCGGGTAATGCCCGCCGGTAGCCATGTCCACGGCTCAGACGCTGTCAAAGATGTCGGAGCCGTATCAAAAGAAAGCCATTAAACATTTTGAGCAGGCAGGCAAGTTGACCGGCACAGACCTTTCCGAGATCAAGACCGCGCAAAAGAAATCGTCCGTTCAGGATGTGATGAAGGCGATGGAAGTCAGCAAGTCCCACGCTCCCACCTTATCCGATCAGGTTGCGCAGTTGTACAAGAACGACACCAAGAGCGACTCTGGTTATGATAGCGGCTGGAACGATGCGCTTAAAGAAGTCCTTAAACTTCTATCTTGATATATACAGTAAATCAATTTTATGCTATACTAAAAAACAAGGAGATATATACAGTGAAAAACAAAACCCCAAAGATCAAGCGTACACGTTATCCAATCTTTCCCATGCGTTTGCGTCCAGACGACCGCGCGGCCAGTCAGGCAGTTATTGACACATACGGTCTCAGCGCCATGAGTGATAGTTTCCGCATAGGCGTCCGGGTCCTGCAAATGCTCAGTCTCACCCCTGAAAAGTTGCGCAAGTTGAATGAGCAGTTTGAGTCCCAGCACCCCGACTCGCTCAAGATCCAGATCCCCGACTCTTCCAAGCAATAAAATAGCTCCGTTGTCTCGCTGAAGACGAGAAACGGAGCCTGTAAGGAAGAGTAAAATAAGTATAGCGTAAGGAAGAGCCGATGTCAACTGATTTTGATTTTAATCTATCGTTATTAACCGCAGACTTAAGCGAAGAAGATACGTTCAGCCAATACGAAGCGCCGAACGTGCTTTCCAAGTATGTTTGCGGTGTCTGCTGGGGAGAGTTGCAGATCGTCTTTATTCCAAACGAAGCCAGAGTGATGATTATTTGTCCCGAGCATGGTAGTGTCTGCCATGCTGGTCGTGTTACCCGTAACACGGTCTCGATCAATTATGAAGTCGCGGCAAATCGGTTTCATCAGGTGATCAGGAATGTAGACGAGTGGAAAATCCTACTTCCACCTCCCAAAGAACGTAAGTCGGTCAATTCCATGCTGGGCGAGCTTGGATTTTAGTAAAGGAGATCAGTCATGCCAATTACAGACTTAACAGATGCACCAAGAAGTTATATTAAACTCGGTCAGATCCGCAAAGGGATCAAGAACGAAGACGGCTCCATGAAGGACTTGGATTATTTCCGGGTCACGTTCATGGCACATCCAAAGCGTGAGCAGATCGAAAAGGCTTTCCGTGATGCCTATGGCGACAAGCCTCACTCCCTCAATATCAAGTTTGCGTTCCCCACGGTTCGTGAAGTGTTTGACGCGAATTACGAAGCCTACAAGCAAGGCGGACTCTACTGGAAAGCCGGCTCTACCGCTGAACGTGGTTTATATTGGATTTTCTACCGAGACGCAGACACAGCCGAAGTTTTGATCAGCAACGGCATGGCGCGCACAAACGAAGGCGCGGACCTGATGTCAAAGCCAATTGATCTTAACAAATCCCTATACGATACTCAGGATAAGAGAGGAAACACAGTACCTCATTTTCTCGGTCCAGTTGGTCGGCTTGAAGTGGTTATCCAAGAGTTGGCCGGTATCGCAGTTGGATACTTCGAGTTTCGTCCAGAGTCGCCGCGCGATATTCGTAACCTGTCGGTTGAATTGGGCACGTATGAATTTATGGCATCCCAGTTCGGGAAGTCATTGCTCGGTATCCCATTCAAGTTGTTCCGGCGTGAAGAGACGGTTCCCAAAAAGATCGGCAACAAGTTATCACAGGGTCAGTCTTGGGTGGTCCACATCGAAGCGTCAGCGGAATGGAACCAGAAGGCGCTGGGTCTGATTGAAACGATGGCTCTGCCTGAAATCGTGGAAGGCGAGACCATTGAAATGCTTGGTCCCAGTGACTTGGGTAGTACGGTTTCAGATCATGTGAAAGCCAGTGATCCAACTCCACCCCCTGTAGTGGAAGAGCCGGTCAAGAAAGTTGTTGAAGAAGACCCGCTGGTAGACCTACTTGGTATGTGGTGTGTAGACTATTGCAGATCCAATTGGAATTGCACAGCACAAGAAGCGGTGGAAGCTCTTATGAAAAAGTTTGGTTCAGGCAAAAAGGTCAAGAAGTCAGAGTTCTTGGCAATATTCTATCCACCAGAAGGTGAGCAGAAATGAGGAAGCGTATGATTGACCCAGCATTTTGGGATGATGCGGAAGTCGGGAGTCTCAGTATTCCCGCCCGGTTGTTGTTTATCGGATTGATCAGTCACGCAGACGATGAAGGGCGCGGAGTCTCTGATATCCGATCCATCCGTAAACAGATGTTTGGCTTCGACATGGACGTGACGGTTGACAATGTTCAGGAATGGCTGAAAGAGATAGGTGACAAGGTTCGCAATGTCCAGTTCTATGAAGCAGAGAGTCGGCAGTATTATTGCCTGATGAATTGGTCGCGCTATCAGAAGATTTCACACCCTAGTCCATCATCCCTACCGGGTCCCGATGGTAAAAGCGGTGGTGGCTCAGTAGGTGGCGAAAAGTCCAATATATTCAAAGCCTACGAAGAGAATATAGGTCCGCTCACTCCCATGATGGCTGATATTCTCAGGGACGCTGAGAAGTCGTATCCAGAGAAATACATTCTCGACTCGTTTCAAGAAGCGGTAAAAAACAAAGTCAGGAAGTGGCCGTATTGCGAGACCATCATTCAGCGCTGGATGGAAGAAGGTCAGGGTGATAAAAAGCCGACGAAGGAAAGTAAAGCGGCTGAGAAGTCCAAAAACAATCGAGCGGTCATTGCCGGCGCATTAAAGGTGAATTGATATGGCAAGTGATGAATGTATCGCACGAATATTGATGGAGATCGCAGACGCTTATCCATCCTTTGAGTTCACGCCAGAGCGTGTGAAGGTCTGGCAGAAGTATCTCAAGGATTATGAAGACGATCTTCTGACAGCGGCGCTTGAGTTTTATATCAGTACATCTGACAAAGCCTTCGCCCCGGCAATCCCTGAGATCAGATCGGCGGCGACACAGTTGAAGATCCAGATTGCCGGCATCCCTACATCCCTTGAAGCGTGGGAGGATGTTCTCAAAGCGCATCCACCGCGCCGGATATTGTCCGGTCAGATTGATCCTGAAAGTGGTCTCGAAATGATTCAGGATGATGTTTATATCTTCATCCATCCCATAGTTGAGAAGGTGGCTGTCATGCTTGGGTGGCCGGGAAAGTTTCCGGTATCCGATGAAGTGAGTGTGGATCGGGCACACTTCGTCAAAGCGTATGACATGGCAATCTCGAAAGCGTCTGTCTTGGATCGGCAAATTCCAGAGATCAAGCAGTTCGTTCAAGTTCAGCGTAGTCTGGACGTCCCCATGCTGGATGTTGATACAGACGCTCGTATGAAAAAACTTACAGCCAGAATGGAGCAGAAGAAATGAGCAAAGAAGAGCTTAAGCAGGCATTTGAATGGTGCCAAAAGAACGGCAACGCAGAGGATTGGGATTTACTGGCGATTGCCTATTACTCAGCCGGGTATCTTATGAACGCGCTGGCATATTTCAAGAAGGCGGATGAAATGCGCGCCAACCTTGCCGTCACCTTAAAGAACCCTGAGCCCCTTGACGTTGGTATATACACCTGATAAAATCACCTTATCAAATCAAATAGGAGCAGATCATGAATAAAGGTTTTATGAAAGGTCAGTTGATCGAACACAATTTTAGCAAGGAAATAGGCGAAGTTCTTGGACCTTCCCCATTTTCCAATATGGTGCAGGTCAAGATCAGCGGCACCGATCAGGTTGAAAGCTGGGAGATACGCAACTCCACTTCATTCCTGCCAGACGAGCAGGATGAGAATATCTTGTTTTTCCAGAACGAGTTGACCAAGATCGTGAATGGCGAGTTCCAGTCAGTCACCCGCATTGAGGAAAGCGATCAATCAGAAGTGGTTATCACCTTCAAAGATCGCCCCGATCTCAATATGGCGCGTAATGTAGATCAAGCGATTCAGCGTCAGTTCGGCGTTTCTTGGAAAATGTGGCTTCACACGCACAGTGGAATTTACGAATTGCATGTTTTGTATTGGGAGGATCGCCATGAGTGATCTTAGTATGTTTTCCTCACGTGCTCAATCAAGCTGGGAAAGTATCCCCATTGGTAGTGCTCCGTATGCGGAAGAGACTGTGCAGGTTGATCCCAAAGTAGATTACATGCCTGCTATGAAAGCTGAGTTGAAGCGTTTCAAGGAATTACTTGAAGAAACCTTCCCAGTCCCCGAAGGTGTAGGCGTCCGTTTCAAGATCGAGTGGAATAGTCACGATTTTGGCAGATACGGTGAAGTTGTTGTGATGTATGACGCAGACGATGAAGCGGCTCTTGACTTTGCTTTATTGGTCGAGTCGGGCGCTCCCCAGTATTGGCCAGAAAACGATCCAGACAAAGTTCCGTCCGCTCCGTCAGCCCAGTTTGCGGCTCTTATACAAGAAGAGCATGAGAGATTAAATTCAACTACGTCCGTTGTTGATAGCGAAGTAGAAGAGGATGGATCAGATGGGTGATATTTCTAAAATTGACTGGTGCGATAGCACATTTAACTACTGGATCGGATGTACTAAAGCGTCCCCCGGTTGCCAGAATTGTTATGCTGAAACGCTCATGCAGGATCAGTATAAAAAGGCGCAGTGGGGTACTACCTCCCAGCGCGTGTTAACTTCTGACCATAACCTTTCCATTCCTTCCCGTTGGAATAGCCAGTTGTTCTGTGAGTGCCCTGCATGCGGTTGGCGCGGTCGTTATCCATCCCAAACCCGCCGATGTGTGGAGTGTAATGCGGACATGATAACCCGCACCCCAGCCCGGCGCAGAGTCTTCGCTCATAGCATGAGTGATGTATTTGAGAAGCGTGACGATCTGCTTGAATGGCAGTTGGCAGAGATCAAGATGTGGAAGGATACCGAGCGTCTGGATTGGATCGTGCTTACCAAGCACCCTGATAAGATGTTGGAAATGTGCCCACCCGAAGGCTATCCGTACAACGTCGCTACTGGCACGTCGGTAGAAAGTCAAGAGTGGGCAGAGAAACGTATCCCCACACTATTACAGGTCAAGTCAACGATCAAGTTTCTGTCAGTTGAGCCGATGCTTGGTCCCGTTGATCTCACTCCGTGGTTGTCTGGTTTACAGTGGGTGATCTGTGGTGCGGAGAGTGGTAATCAGCGGCGTCCCTTCCAAGTTGAGTGGGCGGTTGATCTGTATTCTCAATGCCAGAAAGCCAAGGTCAAATTTTTCATGAAGCAAGGTTCAGCGTTCAAGCCCGGTCAGCAGGGTCTGGTCCCTGATTATTTGTGGGAAGTAAAAGAGTTCCCGCAGTTCAGTGGTGGCTCATGATCAAGACCTATAATATAGACGCTTGGAAACACATTGCAGGGATGCCAGATAAAAGCGTTGGCACCATCATTACGGACCCTATGTACGATGCTGTTATGGACATGAATGAATTAAGGCGTATTTGTGTCGGTACAATTATTATGTTTTGTGCCGAAGGAAAGCCGTTTTTCAAGCCAGATAAGTATGCTTATTGGGTCAAGCCTATATCCACCAAGAATTACTCAAAGAATTTAGGTAGTTTTGTGGAGTGGATCATCATAGAAAAACACGGCAACTATCACAACCCGAATTTATACTGGGCAAACTATACAGGCGTGTACCATGACGTTTTGCTTAGAAAGCAAAAGCACCCGTTTGAAAAACCGATCTCTCTGCTTGAGCGATTAGTTTCCATCTTCACTATTCCGGGTTCCACAGTTTTCGATCCGTTCTTTGGTAGCGGTTCCACTCTGGTAGCGGCTGATAATCTCGGCAGAAACGCTGTTGGTTGCGAAGTTGACGAAAAGCATTATTCAGATTTTGTTTCCAGTTTGGGTAAAAAGTGAACGTCCTCGATCCATTCCGGTCACAGGAAGAGCGGTTCTTTTGGAGTATGGTTCCCACCATACCCCAAATCATCCCGGCGTTTGATGGGTACAGTTTGATCAGCGCGTGTTATGAGCCGTTCTCGCTCAAGCTGGGAGCCGGCGTTTACACCCCGGACTTTTTACTCTACCTATCCACCGGAGTCGGTAATCTCGTCGTTTTATTCGAGATCAAAGGGTCTAAGAAGCAGAAAGGATACAGAGAAACGCGCGCAAAGCTGAGAGAAGCCACGGCTCTGTATCCCATGTTTGTGTTTTATGAAGTGATCGTTCGTAGAAGTTCGTTTGAGTCGTTTGAATTGATCTCAGCCCCGCCTTTCCCGTATCTGTGGCAAGGTCAATGAAAATGGCTTTATAAAATTCAAGGCGTTTAAGGAGCGAAATATGAATGAGTTTTACTGCACGATCTGTAGTAAGTGGTTTCAAGGGACATGAATGAAAGCCTTTGAAGCCGGCTGGGTTTACAAGAAAATCAAAGGCATAGAGCATACCCTGTGCCCCGATCATGCCAATGAAGTTATTGAGGGAGAATAGCCATGAGACGGATCAATAACAGCCAAGCGCGAAAAAACAGAACGAAGATATCAGCGGCTCTCAGAGAGATACAGGCCGACATCATAAATCCACCAGACCGGCATGTGGCTCTTGAACAGATCAAAAATGCCATGGAAGACCGTGAAGCATATTACAACTGGTTCAATGAAATATACAAACTAAAATCTGCCGGCTTGATTTCAGAATACGAAGCGGCTATCACTCAGAAACTGGCAGAAGTTCAAGAAGTGGATGTATGTATTTGCGCTAATCAGCCAACAGAGATATAATCGCGGCGTTACCATCTTCTGCTCCGTTGATGATAATGCCTTGATACCCAACGCCCTGAGAAATCAGGGCGTTGGTGTTTTAACGAGTGTAACGCCATTTCCGATGTGTTTTGGGTATATAATGTGAATATGAGCGACAAGAACACTAAGAATGCAGAGAAGATTATTTTTTCCGCCAGTGTTGGTAAAGTGACGGTGGCAGGGGATGGGCGTGTAAGTGTTACTTTCGTGTTTTTAGAGGGAAAAGATACGAGGGAAATATCGAAATTATTAGAAGTTAAACAGCAAGGCAGTTCATTGAAAGTATCAGCCACAACTATAAAGAAGGTAGTTAATGCCAAAGAAGAAACCATTACCGGTTCCAGAACCAGAAAACGAAGAAAACAACGATACCCCTATACTCACAGCGGATGAGGCGGCTTTTATTGACGCTTATTTCAGGCTTGGGTTCAATGGAACCCAAGCGTATTTGTCATTTCATGAAAATTGTACATACCAATCGGCGCGCGCTAGTGCTTCGCGCTTGTTAGCAAAAGATAACATTCGTAGCGAGATCAAGGGACGGTTAGACGAAAGAGCCATGGGTGCGGGAGAAGCTCTGGCGCTCATGGCTGATATTGCACGTGGGTCTCATAAACCATTTTTGAGATACGGAGAGGATGGGTTTCCGTATTTCAACCTTTCAGACCCCGAGGCCCAAGCCAGTTTACATATTATCAAAAAGATAAAATCAAAGCGTGAGCGTAGGGTTGAAGGGGAAGGCGAGGGTATTGAAGAGTGGGAAGGCGAGTGGTTTGAAGTTGAACTATACGACTCTCAGGCGGCGCTTAGAGATATTCTAAAGATGCACGGCAAATTCGTAGATAAAGTGGATTTGACCAGTGGAGGAAAGGTTATTCAAAACCCTGAGATTGTCAACCGAGCAATCTCTACTCTGGCACTGGCTATTAAAGATTTGATACCAAAGGACGAATGAAAATAGATAGTTACCTGAACTCTTTGATGCTTTCAGAAAAGCTGTATCTGGCAAGGGTCAAAGACGGGACGGCATTATGGTATCCGCAAAGCGAGACTCAATGGAAGGCTATTCTCTCGCGTGCGGATGAATTGTTTTTTGGTGGAAGCGCCGGGGGAGGAAAAAGCGATTTACTCGAAGGGTTGTCCATCGAAATGCACCAACACTCTGCAATATTTCGCAGAGTGTACCCAAATCTAAAAGAGATCATCAGGCGCGCAAGGGAGATCATTGGCGAGTCTGCCAGCGAAAATAAATCAGACAGGTTATGGATGTTTGCCGATGGACGCACAATCGAGTATGGAGCTATCCAGTACGAAGACAACAAGAAAGATTGGCAGGGTCGGCCGCACGACTTGAAAGCCTTTGATGAATTGACGGAATTTACAGAAACACAATACGAGTTTATTTGTGGTTGGAATCGCTCTACCGATCCCGGTCAACGTGTGCGGGTGGTGGCAACCGGAAACCCTCCACTGGACGAAGCAGGTAGCTGGGTATTGCGCAGGTGGGGGGCATGGTTAGATCCAAATCATCCACACCCGGCTTCCTCTGGCGAAATACGCTGGTACGCCATGGTCGGCGGAAAAGAAATCGAGCGCGCCGACGGTCAGCCTTTTAGCCATGAAAAAGAGATGATCTATCCTCGATCACGCACGTTTATCAAGTCAACGCTTGAAGACAATCCTTTTTATGCGCAAGACAATCGTTATCGTTCTGTGTTGCAATCTCTTCCAGAACCTTTGCGGTCCATGTTGCTTTATGGGAAGTTTGACGCGGCGTCGACTCCGGACCCGTTCCAGATCATTCCTGCCGACTGGGTACGTGTTGCACAAAGACGCTGGTTGGAAAGAAAAAAGCCTGATACACCAGTGACCGCCGTTGGTATTGATCCGTCTCGCGGTGGTGACGATAAAACAGCCCTAGCGAAAAGGCATGATAACTGGTTTGATGAGGTCAAATCATGGCCGGGCGCGATAATAAAAGACGGTGCTATCATGGCAGAGTTAGCCAGACAAGAGATCGGAGAGGTAAATCCGATGTATATTAATATTGATGTGAGCGGGATAGGGTCGTCTGGTTTCGATCACCTGAAGGTTTTATACAAACAAGTACAGCCGTTCAACCCAGCGGAAGGCTCGGAATATAGAGACCGGAGTAGAAAGTTGAAAATGAGAAACAAGCGCGCTGAGATGTACTGGCGTATGCGAGACGCGCTCGATCCAGTGTACGGGGATGATATAGCCTTACCACCTGATACAGAATTACTGGCAGACCTTTGTTCAGCCAGATATAAAATCTCAAGCGCCGGCGTTTTGGTTGAAGAAAAAGAAGAGATCAAAAAGAGAATTGGGCGAAGTCCTGATGTTGGTGAGGCAGTTATGATGTGCAACTTCACAACTATTATGGAACCCCAGTTGTTCTGAGTGGTAATATTTTTACAATTGTCCTATAATGCAGGTTATTAGTCACAAGTCAAGGAGTCAGTATGCTTAAGAGATTGCGCGACGCCATTACCCCACCCAGTCAACGCACACCATCCGCAGAAGAAATAGCCAGAGAAATTGTTCACTTGTCAGCCATGAAGGTGTCGGAGGTTGTGCCAACATGGAAGGAAGGCAAGCCAGTAGAGCCGTCAACGAATTTTGTTTCTTTAGTGAAGGGCGGATGGCGCAGGAATGAGTTGATCTTCGCTTGCTCGTCACGCAAGGCAAGTACGGCGAGTCAGGTTGCCTTAAAGGTTCACAAGAAAGTAAGTGGGGACGAAGTGCCGAATCATCCATTACGAGAGTTGATAAAATTTCCAAACCCGCGTATGAGTGAGTTTGATTTCCTATCATCCATTTTCATATTTCAGGATTTTGGCGGGATTGCTTATTATGAAAAAGTCCGATCCAGAGCCGGCAAAGTGGTGCAGTTGTGGCCCATGCGCCCGGACTGGGTGAGACCATTACCGTCAAGTAAGAGTTACGTAGCTGGTTACGAATACGGACCTCCCGGAGAAAAGAAAGAAATTCTCCCAGCGGAGGACGTGTTGAGTTTTCCATTGTGGGACCCGCTAGATGAGTATCGTGGGTTTCCACCTGTGGCAGTTGCGGCCAGAGTCGCGGATGTGGATAACTCGATCACGGACTACATCCGCTTGATGTTTCAAGAGGGTGGTGTTCCGCCCGGTCTACTGAAGACCAAGCAAGCCATTGATGATGCCATAGCGATTCGTATGCGCGAGAAGTGGAAAGAGCGTTATGGTGGCGTCGGCAATTGGTTGGAGCCGGCAGTTCTCGGGTACGATCTTGAGTATCAGCAGATCGGTCTCGGTCTCAAAGAGATGGGTCTGGAAATGCTGGACAAGCGCAACGAAACGCGCATCTGTATGGTCATGAAGGTCCCGCCGACCATGATCAGCACGCTCGTTGGTTTGGAGCGCGCGATCTTATCCAATGCGCAGGAGTTTCAGAAGGACTGGTGGGTCAATGATTTGATCCCCATGTATAAGAACCTGAACGACAATTTCCAGAATCAGCTTGTCAAGCCTGATTTTGGGGATGATGTTGAGTTGAAGTGGGACTTCCATGACGTGCCTGCTTTGATCAATATGTACAAGGACAAAAAAGAAGCGGCTCTTAATGCGTTTCAAGCCGGAGCGATCACACGTAATCAATACCTCGCTGAGTGTGGTCTGCCTGAATTGGGTCCACGTGGGGAAGTGTTCGTGATGTCCATGTCCATGCAGGAAGTACCAGCCAATAAGATACTTGTTCCGCGTCCGATCTTCACGTCCAAGCCGGTTGCAGAAACCCCAAAGGAAGACGAAGACGGCAAGACAGAGCCAAAAAGTATGAAGGCTATTGTTAAGTCGGAAGTGGTTGCCGGCAATGCTCCCGATAATGAAGAGCGCTTGAAAGCAGAGAAGCTCATGGCGCGTAAGTTGCGTGATTTCTTTTCCGATGAGTTGTCTCGTATCCGTAGTAGCGTTACCGCTTCACACCGTCCACTTGTGAAGGAAGACCCACCCACATTCAACCTTACCGTTCACAACCATCCCGGCGATGCTCCGCGTGTAGATGTTGAAGAGTTACGCGGAGAGTTGACCGCTCTTAAACAGGACGCTCCCACGATCATAGTTAATGTTGAGCCTACACCTGTGTCGGTTGCGAATAACAACGTGATTCAGGTCCCTGAGAACCCGCCGGCTGAGATCACATTCTCCCCCGAGGTGAACGTGGTTACTCCGAAGGCAAAGAAAGAGCGCCAGACGATCAAGCGCGACCATGAAGGTAATATCGCCAGCACAGAAACAGATATAGAGTATTAATCCATGCCAATTACACATCAGTACGTTTCATCCGCTCCCCCTGTCCCCGGTAAGGTGGATTCGACTGAGTGGAATCGCGATCACGTTGTTATTATAGTCAACGCTGATGTTGATCCAGCGGCGGCTATTGCTGAAAGCAAACTTGCGCTTAATTATCCTACAACTCCCGGAATCGGTGTCACTGATGGTGATAAAGGGGATGTAACAATCAGCATTGCTGGAACGGTGTGGAATATTAACAACGCTTCAGTAATTGTCAAGTTACTTACAGATTTCTCTGCCAGCGCTGGCACAGTGAGCGCTACAGACTCTATCCTGTCCGCGTTTCAGAAAATCGTTGGAAACATTGCACTAAAACTCACGGCAAACGACCCTATTGTTGGGGCTACGAAAACAAAAATAACGTATGACGCAAACGGCTTGATCATTGCCGGAGAAGATTCCACTGAATATGATATTCCCGCACTCGGTCAGCACATAAAAGAAATTCAGTCCGCACGTGCGAAGATGGCAAGTCTCAAAGTGTTCAAACGGATTAATTTTTCATAGGAGTTACAAATGACACAACCAAACACAAATCCAGTTTTTGTCGGCACAATGAACTTAGGTGTTGCCGCGATTGCTACCGCGAACACCAACCGTGACGGAACAGGAACGATTGGTACTATCTTTACTGCTGGCGCACAAGGCTCGCGTGTCCATCGCATCCGTGTCAAGGCTTCGGTCACGACTACGGCGGGGATGGTGCGTATTTTCATCCATAACGGCTCGGCTTATTTTCTGTATTTGGAAATTCCTGTGACCGCATTGACACCATCGGCAACGGTGGAGGCGTTTTCGTATGAGTTGGATTTGCCGAATGAAGATGCAATCTTGTTGCCAACTGGTTACACCATCAGGGCGAGTACGCACAACGCCGAGAACTTCAATGTGTTTGTTGAAGGCGGAGATTTTTAGACATGCCAGCGGGTTCTTTTGGTGCTTCGCCTACCATAAATGAAGTAGATTTGGTCGCAACCGAAGCGATTATCCTTGTTTCACGCCCTTCTCGTATGCGCCTTGCTTTTGGGACAGATACTCTTTTCTTTTATGTTGGAGATGGTGTAAATTGGCACAGGTCTTCACTTAAATTTTATACAGATTTGCCGAATGTAGACATGGGGTACTTGCAGAATAATTCTAAAGACGGATACTACGCCGCGTTTATCACAGACAAGGCACTTATAAACTGCACGATTGGATTCAATGCGTCCACCAGTAACGGCGGATTATGGATTGACAACTCAGTCACTCCAAATCAATTAAAGATATACATGAACTCTGGTGCAAAAACTATTATGACTGACTTCTCAAATACGCTTGGGTACTTGGCGCATTATCCATTTTCAACCACGCAAGCCGTAAAGGTTTGGTCTGGTAACTCGGTTGAAGTTGGTTTGAATGGCAGACCGATGATACAAGAGTATGATATTTCGATGGGTGCTTATCCACCTGCTAAAGTTTTGAATGGAGGTACTTATTAATGGCAACGGTCTATGTCTCATCAACAGGTAGCGATGCCTACACTTATGTACAGGCGCAGTCTAGTGCTACCCCCTGGCTTACGCTTGGAAAATGTAACACTTCGGCTACGACAGGCGACACAATTATAGTAATGGCAGGTTCGCTAACCTGCGCCTCTGTTACGTTTACGAAGTCATTCACTATTCAGGGGGCAACCTCTGTATCAAGTTTATATATCTTAACGGCAGGTGGCGGAGCGTGCCAATACAATTCTACAACCGCAGGAGTTTCAATTACCTTCCGTTATTTGACTATAACCAACATGGTCGTGGCGGGCAATAACAATTTATTCCAATGGGGTGAGGCAACAAACACAACAACTATTACAGTAGAAAACTGTATTATCAATACAATTACTTTGGGAGCAAGTAGCGCAATAATTGGAAGTTCTCCTAGCAGTGGATATTGTGGAAATGTGACATTCAAAAATAATTTAGTATATGGAATTACATCATCTGGTTCTGCTAGATTTTTAAGAATAGAATCGCTTTCTACCAGTAGAACCATAAATATTACTGGAAATACTTTTTATCTTAACCCTACCCACATACCAACATTTATCAATAACGGTTCACCCTCAACAATAATTTTCACAATTAAAAATAATATTATATACGCCACGAGTGCTATCGCTTTTGGTACTACCACATATATTACATACAGCTATAACGATGCTTATCAAATAACAAGCCCGCCATCGGGAACGGGAAATATAACAAGCGACCCCTTGTTTGTAGACTACGCTAATGTTAACTACAATCTCCGCCCATCATCGCCATGTATTGATACTGGGGGTGTGTAATGAGTGATAAATCTCCCAATCAACTTTGGAGAAAGAGTCTTGAATATAAACATAAAAAGGTCAAGAAGAAAGACCTAGCATCCATGCTTACCCCATACATAAAACGTGAGGATGGTGTTGACACTGGCGACCCTGCTAATCGTTATTGGGTAATTTGGGGAACTAACTACAAAGGTCGCGAGGTCGAGATAAGATGCAAAGAACGTGACGAGTGCCTGGCTAATCTAGCAACCTTGAACGGCTTTACAGTGGAGTAATATGTCAGATTTACACGAAACCGATATTCTTATCAGGATAAAAGAAGCCTATCATAATGGCTTGGCGTGGGTGGCTCTTACTGTGTCAAATATTAACAGTGTTGGAGTTACCAATAGTGGCAGACGCTCGGAACTTCACAGAACGTCAGACACTAACCAGTTATTTTTTCACGACGGGACAATAATTCAACCTGTGCAAACTCTTGACATGGCGGTTACAGATAGAACAGACGGCTATATTATTACAGATAGAACCACTGGCGGATTGATTTATGATTACTAAGGAGAAACAATGTCAAACTTTTTAGACACAAAAGGCGCGGTGCTTTTATCGGCAACAACTGTTGCGTTGAACGCAAACGCAGACACGACCATTTACACCGTTCCCGCAGGTGTGAGATGTATCTTATCTCATGCCATTTTGGTTGCAGGTGCGGATGCGGGTGCGACGACCACAATTGCCATTGGTCAGGACGGAGCAGAGACAGACTTTATCCCCGCTAACACTCTAAGTAATTTGGACGCTCAGTACGACGCGGTGAAACTGCAACCCATTCCGAACACAACCCCGCTAAAGAATAAATCTTATGCGGCGGGAACAGTTATTCAAGCACAGGTTGGTACGCAGTCTGGTGGCGCGACAAACACTTTGTATCTATTCGGGACGCTTTACTAATCAGCTATGGATGGAGCTTTCGACGCCGGCGCTTTTGACGACATTGCCTTTGACACAGGTTCTGGCGTCACGCCTTCCGACTCTGGTGGTCGCCGGCGTCCATGGTTTATTGCGGAAGACCGTCTTGACGACACTCTGGATATGATCCGCAGACTACGTGAGGAAGAGGAGATTGTTATCTTATGACCGATCCACTTGACCCTGACTTTTGGGGAGAAGAAGCAGGTATTCTATACAATATCCTGTTTCCTTTATTCCGTGATGCGGCTGTAGCGTCTGCGTTGAGTAGTTATACAGAGCTTGCCGGCATGGTTGATCTCGGTCTCTCGTGGGATGTTGTTAATACTGCCGCGATCTCTTGGGCAGAGCAATACACGGAAGATGTTGTCAATCAGATCAGCCAGACCAGCATGACCGCATTTTTGAATAATTATGAAGAGTGGGTTTTGTCTGGTGATCCTATCTCGGCATTGATCGAAACGCTTGAGCCGTATTATGGCGAGATCCGCGCTGAAATGGTTGCAATCACGGAAGTTACACGCGCGTACGCATCTGGAAATATTGCGGCTTGGCAGTTGACCGGAATGGTAACTGGCTTCAATGTGCAGACCGCAGAAGATGATGTGGTGTGTCCCATTTGCGAAGAAGAGCGCGACCGTGGAGTTCACGAATTGACCGACGATCCGCCTCCATACCACGTTCGGTGCCGATGCTGGCTTACCCCGGTCCTATAATCACATGGCTGTAAAAGTAGTTATTCATGGTCTTGAAAGAGTGAAGGGTAAATTCGGCGCGCTCAAGAATAAGTTTCCTGAGTTTCTTAACGAGTCCACCCTTAACGCGGTTTTGTATGTGCATAGCAAAATGCCGAAGTACCCGCCGGCTCCGGCATCGAGCACGTACAGGAGAACCGGAACACTTGGAAGGACCATCACCGCCATGAAAGGTAATGAGCCCGAAGCGCTTTCCAGAGTTGAGAGTGCGTTCGGAAACGTGAAGGGTATTGTCGGCACCAAGTTATCGTATGCTCCGTGGGTGATTGACAAAGAACGTCAAACAAAAGGACACAAGGCAAATGGCTGGTGGAATTTGCAGGATGTTGTTTATAGTCTGCGAAGCGGTATCAAAGAGACGTACAAGAAAGCTCTTGGCAATTTTCTGCGGAGGAATTTTTGACCCCAGCTTCTGATCCCATTGACGAAATGCGCGTTGTTCGGTGCCCCAAGTGTGATCGGTTTCTTTTCCGGGTGCGTGGGATAGCTGAGATAGAGATCATGTGTCCCCGGTGCAGTTCGCTGGTCCTGTGGCCGGATCTGTCTGTAACTGTCTTGCTGGTCAAGCCCACAATTGCGATCACGCCGCATTACGACCGTCACACTTGACGGTATATACACAAAATGATAAACTCTCTTTAACCTAAAAGGTTAAGGAGAGTTTTATGTTAAGGATCATGTTGTTTATTCTGGCTTTGTTTGGACTTGGAATTGGCGTTCAGTCTCACGCTATTCCGGAACCCGTTCGCTCTGTTGCATCCGCCCCATTCCCCACAACCATTCCAACTACAGCGCCGACTTGGACGCCTTGGGACGCTCCCAGTGAGTACATGGAGTACAACCCAAAGGCTGGTCTCACTCGTTATGTGATTTGTGTTAAGACCAGTGTGGTCTATGGGTCACCAAGATCAGACACTTTCGTTGTTGAGACTTTGGTGGAAGGGGATTACGTGTATCCCCGAGAGTGGGGTAGGGGATATGGCGCAGGTTGGGCAATGATCGCACCGGCTCAGTGGATCTTCGGTGGTGATATTTGTGTAGCGGAAGAGGAATAGTCATGGAAATCAATTTCAAGTCAGGCGATAAAGTTTTTGATACATTGAATGGTAGAAGCTATACTGTAATAAAAGTCGGCATTGATGAGTTAGGCGGCTATCCTTGTGTTGACTGTGTCGGTGAAGATGGCGTTGTGGTTGGTTTCGATCCTACTCGCCTTTCAATTGGCGACCCGCCAGTTTCCTGTCTATTCCATAGCTCTTTTACTGATGCGCAGGTTATTTTCTTTTGCGGTCCACATTGCAAAAGCATTAGTTGTATATGTAACCGATATGATCAGGCGCAGGGAAATCAAGTCCCGCGCGCGCCGATCCATGATGGTTGTGATTGTTACTCTACGGAGGTTTGATATGCGTAATATGTCGTTTTCACTTACTACCCCACAGATGAAAGCCGGCACCAAGACCGTCACGCGCCGACTTGGTTGGTCCTTCCTGAAAGAAGGTGATCTGGTTATGGCTGTTGAGAAATGTCAGGGACTTAAGAAGGGCGAGAAGGTAAAGAAAATTGGCATCATTGAGATACTTCGCATTCGTTGCGAGACCCTTGATGATATAACTCATGGTGACGTTGTTCTTGAAGGTTTTCCAGAAATGACCACAGAAGAATTTATTAGTATGTTTTGCAAAGCCAATAAGTGTGATCGTTCCACCCTTGTCAATCGCATTGAGTTTCGTCATTATGCTTATTCTGGTAGAGCGTATCATGATAACGATCACGCCATTCGTGGTTCCATGACAAATGAAATGATAGTAGACGCATAGATTATTAGTCATGGCGAAAGTTCCTAATAACAAGTTGCTCATTGCCGGCTTGAGAAGTCTTATCAAGCCAATTGCTTTTGACGCGAACCTGTACGATCTCGGTCTTGCAAACTATCCACACGCTCAGCATTGCTCAGAGAAGCGCAAGAAGTTGAATGAAGAGATAGTCCGGCTGGGTGGGGTACCGAAGCCGCTCCCGTTCCAGAAGAAAGAGCCAGTAGTAGAAGTAGATCAGCCTAGTTCGCAGTTGTCCTTATTTGAATAGTGGGGAAGCGCTAAAATTGGGTATTGACAGCGCGGTAGTGATAAGATATATTATCGCTACTATGACAAAAGCGATAGCCACTTTCGATCAAGCAGTTTCAGCGTTTTTAGATAACCTCGCTGGCAATACGAAGAAAGCATACCAGTACGACTTACGCAACGAGTCGTCTGGTTTTCTTTTTGTCATGGAGTCTTATGGGGTGAAATCCACTACCCCGATCAGTCAGTTGAATGAGCGCCATGGTGTCCAGTGGGTTCAGTGGATGTGGAAGCAGTTCAACAAGTCCACCATCCAGCGCCGTCTGTCAGCGTTCAAGAATTTCATGCGCTACTGCAAGTTTGCCTATGATGTCAATGTCAGCGTCGAGCAGTTCTCAGAGATATTGAAGTCAGCGAAGTTGCAACCCAAAGTAAAGAATCGTCGGATAATTCCGATGGAAAAGATCGAGAGAGTTGTGACTTACTCACTCTCACCCGCCTACGATCAGTCTGACGAGTTCGATAAGTTACGTGCTTTACGAGATCGAGCGTTTATTGTTTGTCTGGCTGATTCTGGACTTCGAGTAAGTGAGGCGTGTTCTCTCACGCGTGGCGACTTGACCCATGAATACAAGTACGCGGCTGTGATCGGTAAGGGCGGTAAAGTCGGTGTGGTTCGGTTCTCTACTCGGGCAATCAAACACATCCAGTCCTACCTTAAGGCACGTGGGAAGTTCGATGGTGCGCTTGGGGTGCCATTGGCGACCCTTCCATTGTTCGCAAACACTACCATCAAGAAGTGTAGGAAGATCGGCTCACAGACAGGTAGAAAGATAGTGGATCAGATGGCTCGGTCTGCCCTCGGTCCTGATTATATTGACGGTGAGATCTCGCCCCATTCATTGCGTCATTATTTTGTAATGATTGCCCTCGAAAACACTGGCGGTGATATCAAGAAGGTCAAAGAGCTTGCTCGGCACGAGTCTATTGTCACAACCGAGTTGTATTCTCAAGTCTCGAATGTCGTGCTTAACAAATCGTATGATGATATTTTTAACAGGGATTAGTCACATGAAAAAAGTATTGTTGATCTTGCTTGGCTTAATAGTTCTCGTATCCTGCGTGTACTGGAACATTACGATCTGCAATAAATTCATGCAACTGCTGATCGGTCGGCTCAAACGCGCCAGCCAATTCAGACTGACCGAAGCGGGCGAAGTAATAACCTTCAGCTAGTGAAGACGCTCCAACCAAAGAGCGGTGTGCTTTCTCTTCGTC